TTGATCGATCTAACAAAAGAATTTGTTATCAAATTCCTAATCCCAGAATAAGATTGGACTAAATTATATTCTTGTAAATATCAAACGTCTTTGATATACTTGCGAGAGTTAAACTTTTCTATTGAGGTACATTCATGTCCAAGCTCCCTTCATTATATCAGGAGTTCATTCACCTTTCTCGATATAGCAGATGGAACGACACAGAAAAAAGAAGAGAAACATGGGAAGAAACTGTTGATAGATACTTTAATTTTTTTGAGCAACATCTAAAAGAACGATGTGATTTTTCCTTTAAGAGTGACATTAAGAATGAGTTAAAAGATGCTATACTAAACTTAAATGTTATGCCATCAATGCGGTGTCTTATGACTGCCGGCGCTGCTCTTGAGCGTGATGAAATAGCAGGATACAACTGTTCATTCATAGCGATTGACAGCCCTAGATCGTTTGATGAAATACTTTATATTCTTTCATGTGGTGTTGGAGTTGGATTTTCTGTAGAACGTCAGCACGTCACACAGTTGCCTACCGTCGCAGAATCTTTTTATGATACCGATACAACCATTGTTGTTCAAGACTCCAAGATTGGTTGGGCAAAGTCGCTCAAGGAGCTAATAGGATTATTGTATCAGGGACAAGTTCCAAAGATTGATGTTAGTCGAGTGCGCCCAGCAGGAGCACCATTAAAAACCTTCGGTGGCAGAGCTTCAGGCCCAGATCCGCTAGTTGCCTTGTTTGAATTTTGTATTAAAACATTCAAGTTTGCCAGCGGCAGAAAACTACAATCAATCGAGTGTCATGATATTGTATGTAAAATTGCTGAGGTGATTGTTGTAGGTGGAGTCCGACGCTCTGCCTTAATTTCATTAAGCAACCTTTCAGATGACCGCATGAGAGTAGCAAAATCTGGACAGTGGTGGATTGAAAATGTTCAGCGAGCACTTGCAAACAATTCAGCTTGCTATACAGAGCGACCAGATATTGGAATTTTTATGGACGAGTGGAAGTCTTTATACGAATCTCGCTCTGGAGAAAGAGGAATTTTTAACTTACTTGCTGCAAAAAAGTCCGCAGAAAGTTTGGGCACAACTAGCACAGGAGATCCGCGCCGAGATGCCACAAAAATCGCAGGCACAAACCCGTGTGCAGAGATTCTACTGCGTAATAAAGGATTCTGCAATCTATCTGAAGTTGTTGTTCGAGAAGAAGATACAAAAGAAACTCTAAAAAAGAAGGTTGAGTTAGCAACCATTTTGGGAACAATTCAATCATCTTTAACAAACTTTAGGTACCTTACCAAAGAGTGGCAGAAAAATGCTGAAGAGGAAAGATTGTTGGGTGTATCACTAACTGGAATACTTGATAGTAAGTTTATGTCCACTCCTGGGGATGATCTAAAAGACTTTCTATCTGAGCTGAGAGAAGTTGCAATACAAACTAATAGAAAGTGGGCAAAGCTACTGAACATTCCTGAGTCTGCTTCTATAACTTGTGTTAAGCCGTCGGGCACAGTATCACAGCTTGTGGATAGTGCCAGTGGAATACATCCAAGACACTCTAAGTATTATATTAGAACGGTGCGTTCTGATAACAAAGATCCGCTGTGTTCTCTTATGAAGTCACTTGGATTTCCACACGAGCCTGATGTTACAAAACCAGAACACACAACAGTGTTTTCTTTCCCTGTTCAGTCTCCACCAAACGCACGATTCAGAGATTCTTTAACTGCTATCCAGCATCTTGAGTTGTGGCTGTTTTACAAAAAGTTTTGGGCAGAGCACACAGTGTCCATAACCATTTCTGTTAAAGAGCAAGAGTGGTTGGATGTTGCTGCGTATGTGTACAAGAATTTTGATCATATTTCTGGCATATCATTTCTTCCGTTTAGTGACCATGTATATAAACAAGCTCCTTACCAAGATTGTTCTCGTGAACAATATCAAGCACTGTTATCCAAAATGCCTGAGTATGTTGACTGGACAAAATTACATATATACGAGAAGGAAGATACGACTACATCCACACAAGAATTGGCATGTGTGGCAGGAAACTGTGAGATTACTTAATGGGAAAGAAAAAGCGAGCGTGTACTTGTCATGAGTGTGAGGTTGTTTTTGATGTTGTAATTAAAACGGCAGAGAAAACAAACTTGGTGCCTGATATATGTCCTTTTTGTGGCGATGCTGTAGATTTAACCGAAGAGCGCCCGCTACTAAAAGACTTTGATCAATATGATGAATTTGATGATGACAAATACTACAGAGAAGATGACGACGAGATAGAAGATGACTAAGTGTGTTGCTGGCATAGATTATTCTATGTCTAGCCCTAGCATATGTGTACACACCGGGAATACATGGTCATTAAACAACTGTAAGTTTTATTTCCTCACATCAAAGAAAAAGTGTCTTATCAAAACAAAAATGTTTGTTGGTGATTATCAACTTGACTATAGTTCGCAAGAAGCCAGATTCGCTCAGTTGGCAGAATGGGCAATAACAAAGATACCAAATACGGCACGAGTTTTTATTGAAGGCTATGCATATGCTTCAAAAGGTGTTGTGTTTCATATTGGTGAAAATACTGGAATATTAAAACATCGATTGTGGTCTGCCGATATTACATTTCAAGAAGTTCCTCCTCCGGCAATAAAAAAGTTTGCCACGGGCAAAGGCAATTCCAATAAACTGGCCATGTATGAAAGTTTTGTGGAACAAACACAGTTGGATATATCATCAATTATCCACTGTAATGAGGGAGACTCTCCAATGTCAGATATTATAGACTCTTACTATGTTGCCAAATATGGATTTGAACTATTAGGGGACGTCTAATAGTTGCTAAAAACCGCCTGCTTGAGTCACACTACATCTTTTCAGTTTCTTCCGTTCCTATTGATTTTTTGCGTGATAACTAACTGATATTTCTACCTTAAAAAACTGCGTTTTTTGATTGTAGTGCCTGCCCTGTTGTGATATTCTTAGTGTGCAGTTGAGTCTTTTATTCCAAGTATTTTATGGCAAAACAAACACGAACACGAATGAAAATCTCTGATGATGAACCGCGCTGGAATCCAGAAAAAGAAGATTGCCAATTATCTGAGATGTTAAATTGGTACAACTATAACAAAAGTGCAGATGATGCCAAAAAGTATTTTGTTGAGTTTTTAAAACAGTCTGGTGAGAATCCAGACCGACTGACAAAAATTCAAGAGTGTTCTTCTATATCCATTTCTAATAGTATTGGCTGGCTGTGTCGAATAAAACTAGTCAACGGAGACATCACACCAACAAAGTATGACACAAAAATTCAGGAACAGCGAGCTAAGGTCCTGCAAGTTGTGGATGCACAACAGGAAGAAAAGCCGAACGATGTTCCTGATAGACGTTCTGGAATTCAAGATCATTTGGAGAATCAGCTTAGAACATTATTCGGTGACCTGGCTGCAAAGGAGGATGAGTTTCTCCTGAGTGGAATGAAAACGACATTTGATGTTTATGAGTGGCTCAAAACCAGCGCAGTAAAACACCAACATGCCAAAAATATCGCAGAGCACTACGAAACCACGGTGTTGAGTGAATTACAAGAGGCCGAATCTGGAACTTGTGAACAACTTAAAGAGGCGTACTCACACCTTAAAAAGCCTCACATGAAAAAGTATATTGCATTTGTAGAAAACATTGTAACTGAAGCTCGCCGTTGGTGTGATGTTGCTAAACAGATATCCTTAAACAACAGAGCGCCTAGAGCTAAGAAACCAAAGTCGCCTCTAAAGCAAACAGCAAAACTAAAGTATCAAAAAGAGTTTGAAACATTAAAGAGTATTCCAGTCACACAAATAGTTGGTGCAACCCAACTGTGGATATACAACACAAAGTACAGAACTCTTGGTGTTTATGTGTGTAACAACTCTCATGGATTTTCAGTGAAGGGCTGTACCATACTGAACTATGATGCAACCGAATCTATTTGTAAGAAGCTAAGAAAGCCAGATGATGTTTTGCCAAAAGTATTAGAGGCTGGAAAAGTAGCACTACGCAAGATTCTTCCATCAGTTAGATCGAAAGAAAAAAAGTTGACTGGAAGAATCAATGGAGATACTATACTCCTTAAAGTTGTTTAATTATGAATACCATATTCTTTGACTTAGAAACTACGGATCTAAATCCTGTCGGCCAGATATTAAATTTTGCTTTCGTGGAGATAGGTCCTGATTGGAACATAAAGTCTTCCTTGCGAGACTTTATTAAAATATCAAGGACTCAACTGCCGACGCCTGAAGCAATCGCAGTAACAAATACTGATATTCACGAACACAATCGTTTAGCTAGTGATCCGGAGCATATCGCACTTGCTAAAATACAAAAGCACATACAGGGTATTGTTGAGTGGACTGATACACGTCTTGTGGGATACAACTCCAATCGGTTCGATGTTCCATATCTTAGAACCAGCATGATACGAAACGGACTCAACCCTTACTTTGGCGGATCAATAAAGTATGGAGATGTGCTTCATGTTGTGCGCCGTCTGGCGTGTGATAATCCTGAGTTTTATGAAAAGTTGGAGAAACGACCTGAAAATGGCAAACCAATCTTCCGGCTAGAGTCTGTTGCTCGTTCCCTAGGATTGTTAGAGCCATCTGAGATTCAAACACACGATTCTTTATCTGATGTCATGCTTACCATAAAACTGGCAAAACACGTTGCAGAAAATTATGGCATAGACGTTAGAACACATGAATCATACGAGGCACAAAAATCATCGTTTGATGTTATCAAAGTTTTCCCATTCACTGATGAGAATAATCAAAAAGTTGAGGACGAATACTGTTACTTTGCTGTATTGGAACAAAACAAAACTCAGTCTTTGCTTATCAATCTAAAAAAGTTTGAAGAGGGCAAAGACAAGCAAGCCATTTCTTGGTATAACAAAAACACATCCGCTCTGTTTGTTGAAAAGTTTTTACGAGGCGACCAGCATAAGCGCCGGGCAGAACAAGCTCGCCAAGCATTGTCGCATATCAATCTAAAGAACTTTTGGCCTGAAAAGAACTGTGATGTGGAACAGTTCATCTTCATGATGCCGATTGGGGATATTCCTGCGCTGTATGATGCTGTGTGGAGAAAAGACTTGTTCCTGATTAAAGAGAAAAAGTGTAAGTTTGCCAGCCAGCTTTATCTACGACATTTGTGCAACACCGCAGATGTGGATCAAGTAGAAGAACAGATACGCCAATATGCGCTGTATAGGTATGGTGGAAAACTAAAACTTGATAAAGAGAACTTTGATGTTGAATATGTTCCTGGAGTATATTCTGATAGCTTCCATCCAACATACAATGAGTTGCTAAGCCGAATTGATGTGATCATGCAAGATGAGAAAAAGGCAACTGTCATGAAGTCGCTAAAAGAGTTTTATCAATCCAGTGTTATTAATACTGTGGCAGGAAAACAGTTGTCTGATATAGTACGAGTTAAAGCAGATGAGAAAGACACTTGATGTTTATATTGATCATAATAGAGCTGCAACAATTACAATAGAAATACATGAGGCGTATGTTGAAGACATTGGAACTTGCGAAGCTGTTGCTGAGAAAATTCAGGAGCTTGTTTCCTCGGTTATACAAAAAAACTCCATCGAAAGAAATTTTCAATAGTCGCAAAACCACAATCTTAAATCAACTTGACTTCTTAATTGATACGTTGAGCATGAGCAAGTTTGATATTGTCTATATGGAAAAGCTCAAGATGCCTCTTTCTCCAGATGAAAAGATATATTTCATGCAACAACTCGATAGAATTAATAGCTCTCTCAGAATCTTGTTGTGGATGAGAGATAATGTTCAGGTAAATGAAAACTTTTGGCAGAGATTTCTAAGATGGTAACAAGTAATTTTTTTGTAATGCTTCTTTTATCAATGTTGTGTTTTAGTCTCGGTAGAATTGTTGGTAAAATGGAGTCTGCGGTAATAATGACAAACCGATTGAATTCAATAATGTTTGCTTTGAAAAAGATTGAAGCGGTATCATCATTAAAGGGTGAGAACCTCGCTACACTATCGACTGAAGAGTTGGTAAATAGAATTCAAAAGCAGATGGAGCTAGAAGATGATAACCACAGTTGATGTTATATTTGCCATATTCTTTTTTGTTGTTTACAGCATCATAATTTTCGGGCTAGGATATAACACAGGCTTCGATGATGCCATCGATAAGATGAAGAAAGTGAGAAACGGAAAATGACTTGGGAAGAAGTCTTACATGCTGAAGTTTCTAAACCATATTTTGTTTCTTTAGCCAGCTTAGTTAAACAGAAAGCAAATGTTTGTCCACCCGTTAAAGATATGTTTAGGGCATTCGAGTTGTTACCTTTTTCAAATATAAAAGTTGTTATACTCGGCCAAGATCCATATCATGGTGTTGATCAGGCCGATGGCCTTGCGTTTTCTGTTTCTAAACAACCTAAACAATTACCACCATCGCTGCGAAACATTTTTGCTGAATTAAAAAGTGATTTGGGAATTGAAAATACGAGCGGCGATCTTTCGCCTTGGGCGAGACAGGGTGTTTTACTACTTAATACAATACTTACTGTATCGCAAGATCATCCAGCTTCCCACGCTAACATTGGATGGGAAGTGTTTACCTCCAAAGTTATTTCTGAAGTCTCGTTGAGACTAACTGGTGTTGTGTTTGTTCTTTGGGGAGCATATGCACAGTCCAAAGAGGAATTAATTGACAACTCTAGGCATCTTGTGTTAAAGTGTCCACATCCGTCTCCTCTTTCTGCAAGTAGAGGATTTTTTGGATGCAAACACTTTTCATTGGCAAATCAGTATTTACTTTCCAATGGAAAAGTCCCAGTAGATTGGAGAATATAATGATGGGCATTTTTTTGGTATTGGTAATAGTGGCCGGATTTAATTTTTTAGTAGGCGCCGCCATGAGTTACGCAATTTGTTTCCGCCGCGGCCTACATAGTAAAGAGATAAACGAGAAGGAAATATATTGCCATGGTTTCGAGGATGGAATATATTACACGATAGATGAGTACAAGCCGGAGCTATATAGGCCAGAGATTGCCGAAATGTGTTACAAGGAATACAAAGCTATAAAGCACGGCCCAGAAAAACATTAATGGAGAAAAAATGACAACTCAAGCATCTGTTGATACAGACACACAAGATACCGCCGAAGCAACCGTAAAGCCCTGGCAAAAGGGATTTGACATCAACAAGATCAACAAAATAAAGGAGTCATTTACTAGATACAACAAGTTTGCATTTTCTCCATTTGCACAGTGGAATGGTCCTAAAATTGCTGATTCACTTTCAAAGGAAAGATTTATTCATGTGCCTCTTTCAGGTTACATAGACACTCATGTTGCTAAAACAAGCACCGACATTGTAATGTATTACGATGTTGTTATAGGGAAAAAACTAAAGGGTGATAGAATCATAAATGCGATTGGTTTAGACGCCGATGGTTCTGTTGATACTATGGTAAATGCTCTTAGAGATTTGGTAACAAAGGATTCAACACAATCAACTTGGGCAACCATATTTGAAGAAGATGAAACACAACGAAAGATTGTTGAGAGAGCAGGATTCAAAAAGGTTGGAGTAAAAGTTACCACCTTTTCTGAAATCTATGGCATATACTTTCGTGATGCGGTTGCTTCACTATCACCGCGTGAGCATCCTTATGTTGATCCTGCCGAAAAGGTATCTCTGGTAAAACTTAATACGTCAGACTTAACCACTTTGTGTGAAGCTATAGCCAAGAAGTTAGATCAGTTTGATTTGCAGTATGCAAACCACTATTCAAAACACAACAAGGGGAAAGCATGGTCGGCCATTTCTCTCAGAGGGTTCTCAAGCGATCCATCTTTCATTTCTAAGCCTGTGTGTATGGGCGAAGTGTGGAACAAGGAGCATGCCAATGAATCTTATGCCCTACAAGACACAGAAATGCGTGAGAAGTTCCCTGAAGTTGAGCAGGTTGTAAAACTTCTTGGTTTAGGAACACAAGAACGAATACGATTCATGAGACTTGCTCCTGGCGGAGGTGAGCTAACTAGACATACAGATCAGGTTGAGCCTGATGCTGGAGTCACCCCAGGCACATTGATGAGAATTCATTTGCCAATTAAAACAAACCCAAAGGTAGATTTTACCGTATGGGATTATAGAGGTAAAGAGCGTGTTGTAAATATGAAGAAGGGAGAGCTTTGGTACTTAGATATACGCAAGCCCCATCGTGCTATAAATGGTGGTGATGAAGAGCGCATACATTTAGTTATAGACATCGGAGCAACCAGTGAGCTTAAATCTCTCTTGCCAGACGAAGTTGAATAGGGCATCACTAGATCAACTAGACGAAATATACAATCACTTCTATAATTGTAGAGAGTGGTTCCCACATATCCGAAAAGATTATGTTGAGCGTAATATCACTGCCGGAAAAGTAGTTTACGACTCTGGTGTGATTATCATATTCAATCAATATCAAAGACGACAGAGGATAGGAACCGTCGAAGCTCAAAGAGGTGATTTTATATTACATCAAATCCTAAATCCACATAGAAATAGTGGTCAGCCATCTTGTGCGTCTGATATTCTACAAAGGTTTTGTTTTGAGTGTGCTGCCGATGTTTGGCTTTCAGTGCGGGCAGATAATGACCGTGCTGCCAAATTTTATTCCAAAAATGGTTTTACTTTGGCTGGAACAACATCTTGGATGAGTGGAACGCTTCCTGGATTGGTATTCTTACATGAACACGGAAAATAGCTATAGTGTCCCAGTGTTTTGTGTTATACTTTTCTTATGATACTAATTGACTTCAATCAGACTCTTATTTCCAATTTAATGTCTCAGATCGGTTCTAATCCAAATGCCGAGCTTTCTGAGGACTTAATACGACACATGGTGTTATCCTCTATTCTATCATACAAAAAGAAGTTCTCTGAGAAGTATGGTGAGATGGTGTTTTGTGCTGATGATAAGAAATACTGGCGCCGTGAGATATTCCCTTACTATAAAGCCAATCGCAAAAAGATGCGTGATGCATCCAAGTTTGACTGGACATTAATCTTCACCACACTTAATAAGATTCGTGATGAGATTCGAGAGAAGTTTCCCTACAAGGTAATTCAAGTATCGGGTGCCGAGGCCGACGATGTTATAGGAACTTTAGTTCGATATTCACAAACAAACAATCTTTCGACTGGTAGTTTAGATCCATCTCCACAAGATGTGTTGATTGTATCCGGTGACAAAGACTTCATGCAACTTCAAAAGTATCCTAATGTCAAACAGTTTTCTCCAATGATGAAAAAGTTCTTGATAGCAGACTCACCCGAAGATGTCCTGTTCGAGCATATTCTTACCGGTGACTCTGGAGATGGTGTCCCTAATTTCTTATCAAATGATGCTGTATTTGTTACAGAGGGACAGCGCCAGAAACCTATCAGAAAAGAAAAGCTAAAGGAGTGGTCGCTCACCAAAAATCCAGAGTCTTTTTGTGATGACATCATGATGAGAAACTTCAAGAGAAACCAGCAATTAATTGACCTGGACTGCACACCTCAAGCAATCCAAGAGGAAATCATCAAATGTTACCAAAAAGGTCCTGCAGGTGACAGACGAAATTTACTAAATTATTTTGTAGAGAATCGGCTTAAATACTTGTTAGAGAGTATTTCTGAATTTTGAGGATTGTTTATGGCATCTTTGACCGTTGCTGAAATTGTTGGAAAGTTGAAGTCTGCAAAGACTAAAACTGAAAGAATTAAAATTTTGAAAGACAATGATTGTGCCGCAGTTCGCGGACTTATAAGAATGAATTTTGATGAATCGCTAAAGCTGGCACTACCTGAGGGTAGACCACCATTTAAGCAAGCAACAGTCCCTGATGGATTTGGGAACACAACATTAAAGGCATCTGCCACTGGATGGTACGTTTTTGTAAAAGAGCTATCGCCGGGACTAAAGCAGAATAAGCGTGAGGCGTTGTTTATTCAACTCCTAGAGAGTTTGGATAAGAAAGAATCGGAGATACTATTACAAGCAAAGGAACGAACTCTTGATTTAGGATTGACAAAGAAAGTAATTCTTGAAGTTTTTCCTGGATTAATACAGTCTGAGGGCAGCAACAATGGCGACAAAAAAGGGGCAACAGAAAGCAACACCACCGGCTCCTCTAAGAGCACTAGTCAAGGTGTATGAGCTTGTACTAACTTTTGACACAAATAAACCAAACGAGCATATCGAGGAAGAGACAAATCAGTTGATCGAAAAGATCAATGAAGTGCTTGCAAAACATATTAAAGATTCTTTGCCTCAGGTATTCAAAGACAAAAACAAGAAAACAAAAATATCTTTGGTTCCAATGAAACCAGACGACCTAGACGACTAGTTTGGATGAACACTTCCCATAGTGTCTAAATATAAGTTTAGACAAACTCTGTGGGGACATAATGCACCTATTAACCAAAATTGTTTCGGTACTTGCTAAAATTATCCATGTAACATCCTCTGTTGTTTTTTGCATATTTGCTGGCATTTTTGTTTTTACTTCCATTGTTGCCCCACCGATTGCTCTTCTTCGGGGCGAATCTCTAGCAGCCCAATCAACAAACGCTTCAATTATACATGAACTTTTTCCTAGGTCATCTTGGAATGATCTTGAGCCGTGTGGCCTGCATTTTAACGAACAGGAAGAATTCAACAAAGCGTTGCAGTGTGTGAATACGAACGTCTGGCCTGACAGTCCGATTGTCAAAGAAGAATTTACACATATACCACGATGTTTTATTGTAAAAGCACATTCACCAGATGTATACACATCACCAAAGGCTGGATTTAATTTCTTGCCAATTTTTGAGCCAACGCCTATGGGTATTGCCGTTGGCGCTGTTGTGGGTGTATATCAACCTGAAACACGAACCGTGTATATTGTAGAAAATGTTGATGCACCTATGGTGTATCGTCATGAGCTTCAACACTATTTTCTACATGAACATAACCCAGAAACGGGTGGCGGAGGGCATCACCAGAAAATTTGGGAAAAGT